GTACTTGGTTGGGTCGGCAGAGAATATATGATGACTCATCAGGAAGGACCAAAACAGATTGCTTACCATCCGGAGTTTTATGATAAGGACGGCGATCTTATTGACGAAGAAATTGTTTCAGTAAGATTTGAACCAGGATACTTTGATGATGGAGAAGATGATGACGAAGACGAAGGTTAAAAATAATTTCTAAATATTACTATAATTATTACTCATTAAACAATTATGACGGCGACAAAAGCAAAGGTTAGTATAACCACAAATATAGATTTACCATCAAATCCATTTGCATTTGAGGTCTTCAATCTTGTACAGAAACAAAGATCAAATGTAAAAAAAGTTGAGGTTCTACAAAAATATAAACATCCATCACTGACGGCAATTTTTGTATGGAACTTTGATGAAACGATTAAATCATCTCTTCCCGAAGGTATGGTTCCTTATTCTAGTGTTGATGAACAGGGTTCATTCAGTGGTACTCTAAGTGAAAAAATAGAAGATGCCGTCAGTAAAATGGGCGAACTTGGATCTAATTCATTGGGATCACAGGATCAGGGATTCTCATCCATTCGTAAGGAATATGAAAAGTTTTATAATTTCATAAAGGGTGGTAATGATGGACTCAGTTCTATGCGTAGAGAAACGATGTTTATTAATATTCTTCAGGGACTTCATCCTTTAGAAGCAGAGATTTTATGTTTGGTTAAGGATAAGAAACTTGAAACCAAATATAAAATTACAAAGGAACTAGTTTCGGAGGCATATCCAGAAATTAAATGGGGAGGTCGTTCATGAGTGTAGTTAGCGAGGCTATGATGGAGGAACAAGATACAAAAAACAATCCGGATCGTTGGACGCCATCAGAAAAAGAAAGTTGTAAAACACGATATGGTTGTGAAATTTTAGTTGAAAATGGTTCATATGCCGATGTATGTACTCCTGATGCACCAAGAGATACTTATATTATTAGATATCTTGTAGACGAAAAGATTTGTTTTGATCTTGTAAGAGGATCACGAGTCAGTGTATTTGATATGTACTATGATAAGTTTGGTTCTGAAGCAATTCAGGATATTGATTTTGGATATGGTAAAATTAATCCAAAACTCTGGGGATATCAGTCTCCTAAAAATAAAAAAAGAAAATAGTATTCTCTGTGAATTAATATAATGGATCAAGAAAAAGTAAAACTTATTATTCGTAATATGGAACTACTTCTGGACGCACTTAAGTCAGAGGTTTATTCTAATACGAAGGCATATCGGTTTGATGATATTGAACCAAGAGAATTGGGTTATGATGAAATCTTTGAGGACGATGAATGAGTAGGGCAAAACATTTAATTAAACTGTTAGAAAGATTGATCAAACAAGATCATTTGTATTCTGATGAACAACTGAAAGAAATGAAATCTAATTTGAGAATTGCTAAACAAGAACTCGCAAAATTTAATATGGAAACCTCAAAAGGATTTGGAAAATGAAACCGATTAAAGCAAAAGATCTTCTTGAACTTGACCGTTATATGCAAGTTGTGATGATTCGTCAGACACAACTTCCTCAGACTCTTGTTTATCAGGCAGGTAAGAATGATTACAGTGAAGACCCTATTCATACCAAGTTTCCACCAGCAGAAAAGGAATGTGGTAAATGGGTAATTGAGCAACTCTTGGCAAACGAGAGAGGGCACTGGGGACCACTGGAGCATCCTGCGATTACTTTGGACTGCGTTGGGTTTGTTCATAATGTAATGGTACAGGCAAGAACTCACCGTGTTGGAGTTTCTTTTGATGTTCAGTCTCAGCGTTATACTGGTCGTCGTGTGTTGAAGGTTGCGACTGGTGACCTGAAACCCGAAGAGGTTTTCTATGTGCGCCCAGAGGGGTTGTATTTGGATCGTAAGGGGCACAAATACGAATGGACGAAGGAAGACTACGAAAGGCAGTTAAAGTTCTGTCTGGCGGCATCTGAGAGGTATGCTGAGGGTTATAATACTCGTGGTATGGCAGAGGAACATCTCCGTGATTATCTTCCTCAAAACATTCGCCAGAACTTTGTAGTCTCGTTCTCTCTCCGTGCCGCACTTCACTTCCTTGACCTAAGAGCAAAACTTGATGCTCAGGTAGAAATTCAGGCATTATGTCACGCAATTTCCCCTGTAATGAAAGAATGGGTTCCAGAAATCTTCAGTTACTATGAAGAAAAGCGTCTACACAAAGCACGACTTGCCCCCTAAATATTTTGTAAATTATTATACCTTATGTGCCCAACTTACAGATTTGAGAATACAGAAACAGGTGAAATCTTTGAGAAATGGATGCTTATGGCAGACAAAGACCCATATCTCAAAGAAAATACTCATATGAAACCTCTTATACCGACACAAATGAATGTTGGTGAAGTGGGAGATTGGAGAAATAAACTAACCTCCAAGCATCCTTCGTGGAACACAATTTTAGATCGGGCGGGGAAGATGCCAGGCTCAACTGTAAAAAAACTATAAACACTTATGGCAAGAAGAAAAAGAACAGACCAACCGATTGGTGTCGGCCTTACAACTCGTCAGGCAAAGCGTAAAAAACCATTAGGTCTTGAATATCTGATTGATATTGATCCACTTACCGAAAATCAAAAAAAATTCTTTGATTCCTATGCCGAAGGTAAGCATCTTGTTGCCTATGGTTGTGCAGGTACTGGTAAGACTTTTATTACTCTCTATAATGCTTTATGTGAGGTTCTCGACGAGAGAAGTTGTTATGAGCGTATCTATCTTGTAAGGTCTCTTGTGCCAACTCGTGAGATTGGATTCCTTCCCGGAACTCACGAAGACAAGGCAGATATTTACCAGATTCCTTATAAGAATATGGTCAAGTATATGTTTCAGATGCCCTCTGATGCCGACTTTGAGATGCTTTATGGAAATCTCAAATCACAAGAAACCATTAAGTTCTGGTCGACCTCATTTATTCGTGGAACAACTCTTGATAATGCTATTATTATTGTAGATGAGTTTGCCAACCTTAATTTTCACGAATTAGATTCTATTATTACTCGTGTTGGAGAAAACTCTAAAATTATTTTCTGTGGAGATGCGACTCAAAGTGATCTGGTCAAAACAAATGAAAGAAATGGTATTGTTGATTTTATGACGGTCTTGCGTAAAATGCCTTCTTTTGATATAATAGAGTTTGGTATTGATGATGTAATTCGCTCCGGATTAGTTAAGGAGTATATCATCGCAAAATTAGAATCAGGTTTTTAATGTTCAATCATCTTGATAATGTTCTTCCGAAATTGGAGAGAGAAACAATAGACGGAGTGCGGTATTACAGCATCCCCGATGAGGACCAACTACTCAAGTTGGTCTCCATTACTTCTGTAACCAGTCATTTTAATAAGGAAATCTTTGTCAAATGGCGTAAAAGAGTTGGTGTTGAAGAAGCGGATAAAATTACCAAAGCGGCAACAAGTCGTGGAACGGACACGCATACACTAATTGAAAACTATCTATTAAATAAAGACCTGCCAACAGTTCAACCCATATCAGATTTTCTTTTTAAGATTGCTAAATATGAATTAAATAGAATTAATAATATATACTGTTTAGAGGGTGCTCTATACAGTAAGCAACTCGGCGTGGCAGGAACAACTGACTGTATTGCCGAACACGATAATGAACTTTCAGTCATAGACTTTAAGACCTCTAAAAAACCAAAACCACGAGAATGGATTGAAAACTATTTCGTTCAGGCTATGTTCTATGGTATGGCTCTCTATGAGATGACTGGTATTAAGGTTAAAAAATTAGTAATTATAATGACCTGCGAGAGCGGTGAATGTGTCGTCTATGAAGAACGAGACCTTGAAAAATATATGAAACTCGTAATTCAATATATTAAAAGGTTTGTGAATGATAAACTGGAACTGATGTCGACTTGACTAATTGATTATTTTACCTTATAATAAGTATTATTAATGTATATTATGAAAAATATTCTAGCAACACTTCTAGAAATCAATGTAGAAAATATGGAACCAACCGAAACAACCAAAGAATTAGAACAGGCAATTGAAGATAAGTTTTTAACTCCTTCTAGATTTGCGATAGAAATCGAAAAAATAGTTGCCGAAGAAAACTGTAATT